TGCAAGGTTTATTACATATCGTCTCATGGAATATAACCTTGCGTAATCTGGCAAATAATAAAAAAAGTTTACCTATAAGTAAAGATAGGATTGGAGCAAGCATTCTTATGCGCAGCGTCTCACCTCGCTGTTGGGCGTTGTTAATCGGCTCTACTCCTGTAAAGCAAAAAGAGCTATCTGATTATATTTTTCTGGCAAAAAGCCTCATTTTGACCATACCTATTTTTTAAGCCTTATTTCAGCAAGATTTTACAAAAAAAATTACATCATTTTTAATCAATAAAATCAATACTATTTTGACATTTGTCAAACTGTAATAAAAAAAGATTTGACAAATGTCAAAATTCATGTTAAGATATTCTTAAATCAAAGGAAAGGAAATAAAAACCATGAAAACCTACAACGAACTACTAACAGAATCAATGAGATTAGCAAAAATAGTAAAAGAATTTTTAGACAAAGGTGACTTTAAATCTGCATGGAAAACTTACGATAAAGATGACGTTATATTTAAATCTTGCAATTCTTACAGACAATTTTTAAAGGCTGTAAAATGACACTCGAACAACTCCAAACACTCCAAAGCCTAGCCCGAAAAGCTAGGCAGGATTTTTTAAAAGAACTACTTGAGGGTAAAAATAATTACCCTTTGTTAGCAAAAAAAACAGGCTTAGATCTAAAGCAGCTTTATCGAATTGTGAACGGAGAAAGTCAGCCTAAGCTGGAGGCTCTTGTAGACGCTTATATTAAGCTACTTCAAAAACCAGTTGCCGATTAATTGCGCCCAACTATTAGCGTATGCGAACTTGCTTCTTAGCAATTGCGCATATGCTATGTTAGCTTGTTAGGCTTGTTACTATAACTGACATTCTACTCTTACGATAGTCGTTATAGTAAATGGGGCTGTAGCTCAGGGAGAGCGTTACGGTGGAAACGGAAAGGTCGAAGTGTAAATCTTCCAGCCCCGCATATAAAACAATGGCTAACAAAGACGTTCTAAAGAATATCCTCGAAGAAGGACAGAGCAAATTTTCTAAGACGAAGGTTTCTCCGAAGGATAAAAAGGCTTATGGTAAATTGCATGGTAAGGAATCTTTGCTTACCTTCTGTCAATATATGAATCCTGAATTTCAGGTTTCACCACATCTTAAACTTATCTCTGACAAATTGGAATTAGTCGCTAAGGGCAAAGTTAAGCAGTTAATGATTAACATGCCTCCGCGTCACGGCAAGTCGGAATTAGCTACTAGGCTATTTCCTATTTGGTATCTTGGCAATCATCCTAAAGCGGAAATTATCATTGCCTCTGCTGAGGCTCGCCTTGCTGTCAAATTTACTCGCGGTCAACGATCTGCTATTGAGTCGGAAGACTACCAAGCTTTATTCCCTGCTATCAAGCCGGGTGCTAAATGGGAAGCGGGCGAATGGGAATTAGACTCTGACGGCTCTGTCAAAGGGGCTGGTGTTGGTGGTTCGATTATTGGACGCGGTGCAGATTTGATTGTCATTGATGATGTATTTTCGAATTACGAAAATGCGATTAGTGAAGTCAACCAAGAGACGGTTTGGAATTGGTATCGTTATGTTCTAAGGACTCGTTTGTCTCCTGGTGGTTCGATTGTGATTGTAAATACTCGTTGGGTTAGTGGTGATTTGTGCGGTCGATTGATTGAGCAAGATAAGACTGTCGAGAATGGCGGCAAGTGGGACTTACTCAAATTACCCGCTATCAATCCTGACGGATCTGTTTTGTGGAAAGAGCGTTTTTCACTTGCTGAGATTCAAGACATACGCGAAGGGCTTGGCGAGAAAATCTTTGGAGCAGTATACCAACAAGAGCCGATTGATATTCAGGAAAAGCTTTTTGCTCTGCCTGTATTTGAAGAGCGTCCTTCTAATCTTAAACTCATTGCTTACCTTGACCCTGCCTTCGGTGGTAGCGATTACTCCGCATTAACCATTGGTGGTTTGCATGAATTCAATGGAATTAAAATCTATATCGCTGCGGGTGAAATTTGGAAAGGGCAAGTCGATGTTACCTACGATACTGTAGAGAAGCTTTGTAAAAAATACAAAGTCTCTTCTCTCTACTTGGAATCTAACCAGTCACAGAGAGTCTTGCAATACGAATTACAACGTCGTGGCTTGCATGTCCAGTTAGTCAATAATATTCAGAATAAGCATTTACGCATTATCAATGGCGTTAAGCTCAACTGGCATTTGATTCGCTTCTCTAATTCGATGAATGCGGATTATATGAAACAGGTTTTGAACTACTCGGAATTATCCTCTCACGATGACGCGCCCGATTCGCTTGCAGGTTTGTTGTGGCGCTTCAAAGAGATTCAAGGGAAAGATTTAACTAAGCGATATGGATTTGTGAATTTCTTAAGAGCAAAATTTTAACTACGGATGAACACGGATGAACACGGATAAAAGCAATAAATTAGCAATACGTCTTGATGGACTCTCGCAGTCCGAAATGGGTATGGGTGGGATGCGTGACAAGCTCGATAAGATTACGCCTTACTCCAGTGGACTCAGTTTTTCGGATTCGCAGAATTGGTATTTGTCGAACGGGTATATTCAAAATATCGTTGATATACCTGCCGAGGATGCAACGAGGGAATGGATTGAGATTAAGACTAATCGGGATGATCTCGGAATTTCTCGTTTGATTCAGAATCGTTTTGTGGAGTTGGATTTTCAACGCAAGCTAAAAGAGCTTATCCGCTATTCGCGTATGTATTCTCTCGGAGGATTTCTTTATTATGGAATTGATTCTTCTATTCCTCAAACTGATATTATTCTTGAACAAGCTATGCCTGAATCTATTAACCGTATTGATTACATCAATGTCTTCGGTCCTGACATGGTTTCTCTTCTTCCTAACGGTGTAGTCAATCCGCTTGGGGTAAATTTCCATCGTCCTGAGTTAAGTATCAATTCTGTCAAGGTTCATCCTTCTCGTTATCATTGGTTAATCCTAAGTTACCTCACCGAAAAAAATACTGGCGTGTCTGTGATTCAAACCGTGCTCGATGCCGTCAAGGCTCAAGGGATTGCGCTCTGGTCTATCTCTTCGATTCTATCTGAGTTGTCTATTAAGGTTTTCAAATCTCCTTCGGTCAATACAGAGGACCCTGCTAAGCTCTTCGAGTTGATTAGTTTGATTCGTCAAGCGATTTCGACTCAGGGTGTATTTGCCGCTGGTGAGGGTGAATCGCTCGAACGGCTAAACGGTGTTATTCCAGGTATCAAAGAGAGTCTTGATTTTATTCTTGAGAATATGTCGGGCTTGTCTAAAATTCCTAAGTCGCGTCTTAGTGGTCAATCGCAAGGCACGCTTACGGGTGGTCAATATGACTTGGTGAGTTATTATGATTCGATTGCTAAATTCCAAGAGATAGAACTGCGTCCGATTATCGAGCGTTGTATTTCGCTTATCGTTCGTGAGACTAGCGGCAAGGTTTACTCTGCATTAGGCGGAAACGTCAACGGGCTAGACTGGGAATTCGAATTTGAGAATCTTTGGAAACTCTCTGAGATGGAGTCTTCTGATGTGAATCTTAAAAAAGCACAAGCGGATAAGATTTATGTGGAGACTGGTGTGTTAGCCCCTGCCGAGGTTCGTAAGAATCGCTTTGATGATTTGGAAGAGTTTGGAGATGTGAAGAGTGAGGATTTGGATTTTGCTTCTCCTGATTCGCAGATTGACCCGAATGCGGATAATAGCAACGATGCGTCAACGAAAAGTAAAGACGCGATAAATCGCGTCTCTACGGCTAACGCATAAAATGCGTTTTAAGGCGGTCAACATGCTCTCGGCTACAATGACCCTATTTCTAATTTCGCAACCAATCGCAACTGGTTTCCGTGAGAATTTGGGCTATCTCAAAGGGTGATTGTCGAGCAACATGTATCCTTTTGCTATCATAAATAGTTTTGGCTCGAAAATCGAACGGGTTTATCGTGATTTTGCGCTAAAGGTAAACAAAGTTTTAATTCCTGCTTTGTCGGAGTTGTTGCCCTCACCCCAATCTCACGATGTTGTCAGACAAATACGTGTAAGCCCCTCTCCCAAAGGGCGAGGGGCGGCTTCTATTCGGCTTGATGCTAGTAATATTTTGGAGTTGTTAGAAGAGATTCGATTGAACTATGGGGATTATGTAGACCAAGAGAAATTAGAAAAAATCATTTCGGAGAATATAAATCTTCTCGATGGTTGGTCAACGTCTCAGTTGAATAAAATGATTAGTGATCAGAATGCCGTCCTCGGTGTAGGGAACGGTTTCAAACCGTTCCCTACGGGAGGCGTTGACAAACCTGTCGTTCCTTTGATTCCTCGGAAGAATGTTGTCTCAATGCAAAACATTCCTTTGGCGAATAATTCGCAGCGGCTTCTACAGAATGATGCGTATTCGAAATACTTTTTCGATGTAGAAGAGATTATAAATAACGGAATCATTGATGGGCTTAACGCTGACGAAATTACAAAACAGATTCTTGGTAAGGTTGACATGAACGCTAAACGCGCGCGGTTTTGGGCTGAGGATCAAGCTTCTATTTTCCAAGCTGAACAGACTCGACTCAAGGCGATTCGCGAAGGTCAAACGCATTATAAATGGATTGCGGGAGCTAGTGCGCGTCCTTCTCATGCTGTTCATAATGGTCAAGTCTATTCTTGGAATGTCGGGGTAAACAATCTTAGCCGTCCGGGTGCTAGACATCCTGGAGAAGATTATCGTTGTCATTGCAAGATTGGGCTTGCCACTCCGGAGGAAATTGCAAAGGCTGGTAGTCCTCCACCGAGGGCTCCGCAGTCTACGACTGGGCTTGTAGAGAATTATACTGGTAGTGAAGGAAGAAAAGCTGCTAAGGGTATGACTGACCAGTGGGCTAAGCAAAATCTAATGAATAATTTTA